AGAATTATATATTGGAACTTAAAGAAGTCAGATCTAAAAGAAGTCAGGAACAAAATCGTAAAATGTGGGCAATAATTCATTTAATTGCAAATCACCAAAATATTCAGCAAGAGGAAATGGAAATATATGTTTCAGCTTTAGAAAAAGCAAATGCTAAATTTATCTATTTATTGGGTGAAAAGCAGGTAGAAAATGAGTTGAAAAAAAATTTTAGAGCAGTTAAAGTGATTAGACCTACATATGAACATGGTAAAGAATATATAGTATATAAATGTTTTATAGGAAGTTCAAAAATGGATATTCAAGAAATGAATAGATTAATAGAAATTGTTTTGGAATGGGCTGAAGAATTAGATATCGAATTAAATGAAAAGTATTATCCAGACTAATAAAAAATGTTTTATATGTAGAACAACCACTAACATACATGAACATCATATTTATTATGGTAGTAGTAAGAGAAAGATAAGTGAAAAGCATGGTTTTAAAGTTTATCTTTGCTACTGTCATCACGAAGGGACATATGGTGTTCATGGTAAGTGTGGAGAAAAATTAAATAGGCATTTAAAAATAATGTGTCAGAAAGAATATGAAAAAAGTCATACTAGAGAACAATTTCTTAAGATTATAGGAAAGAATTATATTAATGAGGAGGAAAAGAATGAGTGATGCAATTTTAATTACAATTATAATTTGCACGACATTAGTAGCATTATCTCTCATATCTAAAAATAAAAAATAAGAAAAGAGGTGTGAAGATGGAAGAAAAAGTGTATAACTATTTAATTACATACCATATAGGTAAGAATGACTTAATAAAAAACAAAGAATTAAGAGAAAAGTTTAATGTCGGCAGTGATAAGTCTATGCGAAAAGTTATACAGAACATTAGAGAAAATAAAGATTTTTATTTGATAGTAGGAAGTGTTAGCGGAAAAAGTGGAGGTTTTTATATTTGTCATACTCAAAACGAAATAACAGAAACAATAAATAATATAAAGCATAGGGCAAATCAAATGCATAGAATGTGTCATATATTAGAGTGGAAAATGAAGCAGGTAGAGTAATGGATAATAGCATACAAGGATTTACATTTTATAGAAGCTATTATGATAGTATGAAAGAATTATCGGATGAAGATAAGAAAGAAATGATATACGCTATCTTAGATTTTGTTTTTAAGGATATAGAACCAACGTTTACAGGTATTAAAAAAATGGCTTGGCAATTAATAAAGCCAAACCTTAATACAAGTAAAAATAGATCTAATAATGGGTCAATTAAATCAAATGAAATCAAAAAAAATCAAATGAAATCAAAAACAAATCATAGTAAATCAAATAAAAGCAATAACCTCTCTGAAAAGGATAAAGAAGAGAAAAAAGAATTAGATGAAGAATTAGATAAAGAAAAAGATAATGATAACAATTTATTATTAACTACAATAATAAATTACGTTGAAAAAAATTGGGGAAGAACGATATCACCAGTTGAATATGAAAAAGCAACATATTGGTTATCGTTATTCGAAAAAGATAAATTAGAAATTGTAATTAAAGCAGTTCAAATAGCAACAATTTGCAACAAAAGAAACTTTAATTATGTTAATGGTATACTTATAAATTGGAAAACTAACAATTACAAATCTCTTATTGAAATAGAAGATAGTGAAGTCAGAAAAGCTTCTAAAGTAACTAATCAAGAATTGTTTGATTATAATTGGCTAGAGGATAATGATGATTAATAGGAAAGCGTTATCTCAATTATATTATTTAAATTTAGAAATAAGAGATTTGGAAGAAAAGATTCTAGAAGTAAGAAGTAAATCATTTGGTGTATCAAAATTAACAGGAATGCCATTATCAAAAAATAAAAGTGACCCTATCTTTGAAAGAATCAGGTTGATTGAAAGTTTACAAGAAATACTTGAACATAAAAAAAATCAATTTTTAAAAGAGCAGATAATACTTGAAGAATTCATAGGAAATATAGTTGATCCTGAAACAAGAATGATATTTTCAAAAAGATATATATCATTGATGAAATGGAATAAGATTGCTAAAGAAATGTATATGTCAGAGAGAACAGCTCAAAGAAAGCATGCAATATATTTAGAATTGTTAGCAAAAACTAATTAATACGAAAAATATCATGTTGTCGGTATTTGTCATTATAAATCATGATAAAATGATATTGTAGAAGATTATCTAAACGGATAATCTTTTTTTGTTGGGTGGTGCAAAAATGTTAAAAAGTTGTTCGGCTTGTGGCAGAATACACGAAATGAATAAGAATTGCTATAAAGGGAAAATCAAGAAAGATACCAAATCCAATAAATTTAGAAATACTAACAAGTGGCACATGAAGAGCCGAGAAATTAAGAGTAGGGACAATTATCTTTGTCAAATTTGTATAGAAGGTAAGTATGATACGGATTATGTTTATAACTATAATCAATTAGAAGTTCATCACATAGTACCGATAGAAGATGATTATTCTTTGAAGTTAGATAATAATAATCTAATAACATTATGTAAATTTCACCATGTTAAAGCAGAAGAAAAGATAATACCAACAGAAGAACTAAAAGAATTGATAGAAAAGAGATACCCCCCCACCACCGAAAACAATAAAAATAGTGAAAAATCAAAACCCACAGCCCACCTACATACACACAATATATAATTTTACGTGAGTTTTTTGGAAAGGAGTACACAATGAGAAGATATGAAAATGTAAATATTAACAAACTAAAACCGTATGAAAATAATGCGAGAACACATAGTAAAGAACAAATAGAAAAAATAGCAAATTCAATAAAAGAATTTGGGTTTATCAATCCCGTACTGGTAGACAATAGCTATGGAATTATTGCTGGTCACGGAAGAGTATTAGCAGGAATAGAATTAGGTATGGAAGAAGTTCCGTGCCTTTTTATTGAAGATTTAACTGAAATACAAAAAAGAGCTTATATATTAGCTGATAATAAATTAGCTCTTGAATCGGGCTGGGATGATGAAATATTAAGAAAAGAAATTATGGAATTAGATAAACTAGAATTTGATATTTCGATAGCTGGTTTCAATTTGGACGATTTTGATTTTAGCCAAAATGAAATTGATTTTGAAGACGATGGTTATGTACCAGACGAACATATACCAGAAGTTCCGATTTCAAAAAGAGGAGATGTTTATCAACTTGGAAATCACCGAGTAATGTGTGGTGATAGCACTAGCAATGAAGACATTGATAAATTGCTCGATGGTGAAATAATGGATTTATGTGTCACGGATCCGCCATATAATGTTAATTACGGTCAAATAAATGAAGATGGTTATGGGAAAGAAAGAAGTAATTCTGATAAGATTTTGAATGACAATATGGACGACGAATCCTTTTATTATTTCTTGTTAGGATTTTATACGCAGATGATGAGAAGCTTAAAAGAAGGTGGAGCATACTATGTATTCCATTCAGACACTGAAGGATATAATTTTAGAAAAGCATTAGTTGATGCCGGGGGAGATGTTAGAGAATGCTTGATATGGGTTAAAAATGCGCTGGTTTTAGGAAGGCAAGATTATCAATGGAAACATGAACCAATATTATATTCGTGGAAGCCAGGAGCAGGTCATTACTTCATAAATGATAGAACACAAACTACGGTATTTGAAGATAAGTTGGATTTAGATAAATTAACCAAAGAAGACTTGAAAGATATGCTAGAAGACATATTAGCTGATAAATTCCCAACGACTGTAATAAGGGAAGATAAACCACAAAAAAACGATATTCATCCTACGATGAAACCAATAAAGTTAATATCTAGATTAGTAAAAAATAGTAGTAAAAAGAATGAGAAAGTTATAGACTTCTTTGGAGGCTCAGGATCAACATTAATATCTTGTGAACAATTAAATAGAAAGTGCTACATGATAGAGTTAGATCCTAAATATGTTGACGTAATAATAAATAGATGGGAAACTTTCACAGGTGAAAAAGCAATAAAAGTTTTGGATGGTCAGTATGAATAAGATGAGTCTTAATGAACAAGCGCAAGAAATATTAAGAATAGCTGAGCAACACGGAGTTGAACAAAACTTTTTCTTTTTAACTACATTTAAAAGATATCAAGTTCAATTGACGATATTAAATGATTTAGAAAAATCAATAAAAGATGATGGGGTATTAGTAACGAAGGAATATGTTAAAAACAGAAAAAATGTATATTCTCATCCCGCAATAAGTGATTATAATAGGACTACTGATAGTGCTAATAAAACAGTTTCTACATTGATGAAAATTATTACTTCTTTAAGAAAAGATGATACCTTGGAGGATGATGATCCACTGCTACAAATAATAGCGGGTGGCAGAGTTGAACAATAGAGCATATCAATATGCATTAGATGTCATAAGTAAAAATGTAGATGCTCCAAAATATGTAATAAAACAGTGCAAACAGTTTAAAGAAATTGCAGATGGTAAAAGTAAAAAGTATTGTTTAAATGAAAAGAAAGTGCATCAGATAGAAAGTATATTAAAGTTATTAATAATGCCTAAAGGACTTAAAGCAAGAAAGACTTTGTATGAGTGTTCTTGCGGATATCAATGGCTTTTTTACATTTCTATATTGTGTGTTGTGTATAGGAATAACCAAGAAAAAAGAAGATATGAAACCGCAATACTAGAAATCGCGAGAAAAAATTTTAAAACGTACACAATTGCGACTGTATTTATTTTGTTATTTTTGCTCGAACCAAAATATTCAAAATTTTATTCGGTAGCTCCTGATGGATCATTATCAAGAGAAGTAAAAACAGCAATTGAGGAAACTTTGAAATCAAGTCCATTAATTTATGTACATAAAGATTCAAGAAGATTTAAAATTTTAAGAGACTATATTCAGTTTAATATAACAGAAAGTCGATATTACCCGCTTAATTATTCAAGCAGTAGAATGGATGGTAAGTTGCCAAATGTTTTTTTAGCCGATGAAGTTGGAGCATTACCAAATTCATATGCTATTGAGTCTATGAGAAGTGGTCAGTTAAATATTTTAAATAAACTAGGTTGTATAATATCTACAAAATATCCAACATTTAATAATCCATTGGAGGATGAAGTTGCATATGCCAAACGAGTATTAGATAAAGTAGAATATGATGAAACCATATTTGCTTTATTGTATGAGCCTAATGAAGATATCATGAAAAAATGGACAGTTGATGATAAAGTGTTAAGACAATCCAACCCAGTGTCAATTGAAATTCCTGAAATATGGGAAGATCTTGTAAAAAAAAGAGCAAAGGCAATAGCTGTTGAAAGTGTCAGAGAAAACTTCTTGACCAAACACTGCAATATCATTTATCAAGGAATGGGGACTGAAAGTTTTATCGATATAAATGATGTATTATATTGTAAGGTCGCTAAAATTAATTGGACGGGTAAAAAAGTATATATTGGAGTTGATTTGTCCATGACAAATGATAATTGTGCTGTGGCAATTGTTAGCGAAGAAGATGAAGAAATCATTGCTGATGTAGTTGCATTTATACCAGAAGGAAGAATTGATGAGAAAAATAAATTTGAAAAAATAAATTATAATGAATTTGTAAAAGCAATGAAATGTGTGGCATGTGGAAATAAAACAGTTGATTACTCTGTCATTGAAGATTTTGTATTTGGTGTTGAAGAAAAATATGGAGTGACAGATATAGCGATAGGGTACGATCGCTACAATGCACTTAGTTCGGCGCAAAAATGGGATAAAAAATATAATACAGTTCAAATAAGGCAACACAGTGATACGTTGCATAGTCCAACAAAGTTGTTATATGAAAAAATAGTTGACAATAAATTCAGATATGAAGAAAACAAATTGTTAGAAATTAATTTTGAAAATGCTAGGTGTACTTATGATACAAATATGAATAGGTACATTACAAAAAAAAGAAGTCAAGGGAAAGTCGACATGGTGGTAGCTTTAATAAATGCTACTTTTTTATTACAACAAGATGTTTTTTTGAATTTTGATGATTTTTTTGTACAAGTAATAGAATAGGAGGCATAGTATGA